TTTAATTGATGATGCCATTCAGTTGTTTAATGAGCGTCATTACAATGGTACTGAGAGAATGTTCTTGAAGCATCAGTTTACTGCTGATGATAAAACACGTTTTACAGGAAGTGATGAGACCCTTAGTGTTGGGTCTACTGATTGGTTGGCAAGAAATAATTACATTCCTATCCCAGGTCATATTACTGGAATCAATAAAGTATTTGGTATCAAGGGTAGTAATATTAGAAGTAATTTATTTGGATTAGAGTATCAACTATTTCTAAATGACTTATACCAGTTTGGATCTGTTGATATCTTAAGTTACTATATGGTTAAATCATATCTAGAAACATTAGATATGGTGTTAAATAATGGTAGCTTTATTCCATTTAGATTTAATCAGCGTCAGGATCGTTTGTATATTGATACTGATAGTGATTTTGTAGAAGAGGGTACATATGTTATCATCGACTGTTGGAGAGTTTTAGATCCAACCGACTACACTCAAGTATATAATGATCCATTCTTAAAGAGATATACAACTGCTCTAATTAAGAGGCAGTGGGGACAAAACTTAATTAAATTCCAAGGTGCTCAACTTCCTGGTGGTATCACCCTAAATGGAAGACAGATTTATGATGATGCAGTTGCTGAGATTCAAGCAATTGAAGACGAAATGGCATCTACATATGAACTTCCACCAATGGATATGATCGGATAAGATGGCAAAGAATACTTACTTCACTCACGGAACTAGAGAGGAACAACTTCTCCAACAATCTCTAGTGGATGAATTTATTAACATGTTTGGAATTACCACGAGTTATATTCCAAGAAGGTTGATTAGAAAAGATGCAGTTTTAAATGAAGAGGTTATCTCTGAATTTACTGATTCATTCACTATGGAAGCATATCTTGAAAACTTTGAAGGATTTCAAGGTGCTGGAGACATCCTTACTAAATTTGGAATTAGATCAACTGATGAGATCACTCTAGTAATTTCTAGACAATCATTCGATGATTTTGTTTCATTGCCAATGCAATTAGTTGATGATGTTCAACTACCACAAAGACCATCAGAAGGAGATTTAATTTATTTTCCCTTATCAAATAACTTATTTGAAATCAAATTTGTAGAACATGAGTCACCATTCTATCAGTTTGGTAAACTCTATACATACAAACTGAAGTGTGAGTTGTTTGAATATACTAATGAAACTACAGGTGATGGCATCTTTGAAACTCAACGTGATGAAGGATTCATTGTCAAGTACTATTATGAACAAGCAACTCTTTCTGGTATGCCAGAGGTTGGTGAAAAAGTAACAGGGTCTGCTACTGGACTAACCGCATTCATTAATCTTTGGAATCCTAATGAAAGATTTATTGAACTCAGAGCACCAACAGGTAGCACTGAACATGGTCAGTTCCAAGTTGGAGAAACTCTTACAGGATCCAATAGTGGATTTTCTATAAATATTTCTAGCTTCGACGAACTTGATATGAAGGATACTTATGCCGACAACATTGAGTTTGAAACTGAAGGCGATGACATTTTGGACTTTACAGAACGCAACCCATTTGGAGAATTTGGCAATAGGAGTTAATTATGCTAGGAACATATAATTATAATCAGGTTATTAGGAAGTGTGTTGTTGGATTTGGCACACTTTTTAATAACCTGGAAATTCGTAAATTTAATGATGATGGATCAGTATATCAAAGGATGAAAGTGCCTCTGGCATATGGTCCTAGTCAGAAGTTTCTTGCTCGTATTGAGCAGCAACCAGATCTTGGTCGTCCCAATGCGATCACTCTACCTCGACTATCATTTGAAATGACAGGTATGAGTTATGATCCATCAAGAAAACAAAGTCCAACACAATACTGCCTCACTAATGAAGATGCTGAGGGAGTAAAAAAAACATACATCCCTGTACCATATAATCTTGAGTTTGAACTAAATGTTCTTAGCAAAACTCAAGACGATTGTTTACAGATTGTAGAGCAAATTATACCATTCTTCCAACCATCTTTCAACCTTTCAATTAAGTTAGTTGACGAAGCAAATATCATTAAAGATATTCCTATCGTAATGAATAGCATCAGTTTTAATGATGACTATGAAGGGAACTTTGACACAAGAAGAGCACTTGTATATACCCTGAGGTTTACTGTAAAGACATACATTTATGGTCCTACTACAGATACAGGTTTGATTAAGAAAGCAATCACTAAGGAATACGCCAAGGTTGATCTTACTGCACCTGGAAGATATCGTAAGTATCAGGTCACTCCAAAGGCAAAAGAAGATAAGAACGACGACAATGTTATTAATGCACTAGATGATGCACTTCTTGTATCAGGTGATGATTTTGGATTTAACGAAACCTCCTCTTTCTTTGAAGACCTATGAGCGAAAATTACGACGGAATTGAAGAAGCACTAAATGTAGAAGCAGACATTGTACCTGCAGATCCAGCACCAAAACCAAAGAAAAGAACAGAGCGTATTATTGATATCGATAAGGATATCAAAAAAGATTACGACTATTCTAGGGGTCAACTCTATGATGTCATTGAGAAGGGTCAGGAGGCGCTCTCAGGCATCTTAGACGTGGCAAATAACACAGACCACCCTAGAGCATATGAAGTCGCTGGACAGTTGGTTAAGAGCGTTTCTGACGCCACTGAGAAACTGATGGCACTTCAGCAGAAGATGCAGGATCTTGAAGAAGGTCCTAAGTCCAAACAAAAGGTTACCAATAACAATGCTTTGTTTGTTGGGTCAACTGCAGAGTTGTCTAAACTAATTAAACAAGGTCTCTTAGATAATAAATAATAATAAAACTTAGTACGATGATCCTCAAGACAAAAGGGGTATCTGTAGATATCCAAGCAGGTGCAAATTTAGTTGGAGATGCAACTATTGTATCTGTAATTAACACTAATACTACTGCTGCTCTCATTGTTAATAGTAACGGCAACAATCTGTGGATTGCTGCTGGAGAAAGAGTACTCATCAAAAAAGAATATGACGAAACTCTTCAGGCAACCACAGGTGCTACTGCTGAAGTTTGGGCAACACCCGTAGCATACCTCGCTTGATAAAAAATGGCACAGTGGAATAAAAATACACAAGAATATCAAGCTAACGGCACATCATTATTTGAAGTAGTGATGCTTGCCGATCAGGCAGGATCTATCCAAGGAGGTAGTGCTGAAGTATCTACTCTTATCAATATCTCTGCTGGTGCTTTGAATGGATATGCTGGTATCAATAAGTTTGGGTATAGAGAGATTAATGCTCATGCTACCAATTACTATTCAGTAACCTCACAAGGAGATTATGATTTCCCAGCATCAGCAGGGACTGCTTCTGTGTCCTCCAGTAGTAGTGGATCTGATAATGGAGGAACTGTTCTCGTAAGTGGTCTTGACGCTAACTATGCTGAAGTAGAAGAAACTATTACTGTGGGTCAAAGTGGATCTCAACAATTCTTGAGGATTCACAGAGCACGACTGGTAACTGCTAACCATAGCAGCGGTAGAAACCAAGGAAACATTAGTGTTGATATTGGTAGTGATACCGTAGCGTATATCCCAACAAAATATGGTCAAACTCTACAGGCAATCTATACAGTTCCTGCTGGTAAGACAGCATATATCTTCCAGATGGATGGTGGTGTGGATGAGAAGGAGAAACCAGTTCACTTCCGTCTTGTGACCAGAGATAATACTGTTGCTAATGCTGCTTGGAACACCAGACAATTTATGGTTATGGAGAGCAACTATGTTTCTCAAAAGCAAACCATTCCTATTAGAGTAACAGAGAAATCTGATATTGTCCTTGAGGCAAACTCCACTGATGGACAGATTGAAGTTAGTGGTGGTTTTGAATTAGTGCTTGTAGATAACCCAACCCCATAAAAACAATGTTAACATTTAAAGAATTTTGCAATTTAGAGGAGGCAGCATGGACGAAAAAAGCAGGTCAGAACAAAGAAGGTGGACTCAACGAGAAGGGCAGAAAATCTTACGAGAGGGAGAACCCTGGGAGCGATCTGAAAGCACCAACCAAGAAGAAAGGCAACAAGAGAAGAAAATCTTTTTGTGCTCGGATGCGTGGGATGAAGAAAAAACTTACAAGTAAAAAAACTGCAAGTGATCCAAATTCAAGGATAAATAAATCATTGAGAGCATGGGATTGTTAATTTATGAGATCTGATGAAAAATATAAAATCTGCACTG